ATGGTGTTTGATTATGTATGGGCTAGAGGTGTTAAAGTACCTCTTAGCTTAGACGAATGTTGTCGTAGGCATAAAACGTCAACTAAGAAAAAGAAAGAAATTTTAGAAAACTACTTGAAAGAAGGTATAGGATTTGATATAATACCTGCAGACATAGTAGAAGAATATGGAATTGCTGATGTGCAGTCTACTTATGAAGTAGCTGTAAGTCAGTCTAAACAAGAAGGAAAGAGCATTGAGCAGATTGCAGCCTACACTATACCTGTCTTTTGAGGTAACAAAAGTTTTAGCAGGAATGGAAAGAGACGGCATCAAGATAGATCGTCAAGCTCTAAACCTTGTTAAAGATGAGTACACAAAAGAATTAGAAGAACTTGCTATATTTTTAAACAAAGAAGTGTCTAGAGTTATGGGTGATACACCTATAAATTTATCTAGCCCTGATGATAGGTCTAAGTTATTATTTTCCAGAGCAGTAAATAATAAAAAGACTTGGACAAATGTTTTTAACTTAGGCTATGAGGTTAGAGGTAACACAAAGAAACCAAAACGTAGAGCCTACATGACTGATGCACAATTTAAGAGAGCAGTTGTAAACAATACTACAGTGCAGTACAGAACAGAAGCTACTAGATGTAATCCTTGTAAAGGTTATGGCAAGGTAGCTAAAAAAAGAAAAGATGGTTCTTGGGGTAATGCTAGATTTATTTGTAAACCTTGTTCAGGTACTGGTATACAATACATGCCTACAGGAAAGGTAGCAGGATTTAAGTTAGTGCCATTAGATACAAAAGCATGTAGTAGTGCAGGTTTTAAAACTGATGCAGATGCTTTGTCTTTGTATTACGAAAGAGGTAACGAAGAGGCAGTTGCATTTATAAAAGCCTACCTTAGATACAATGCTATTAAGACCTACCTAAAAACTTTTATAGAAGGTATAGAAAAAAATTTAGATTACTCAGATAGAATACATCCTCAGTTTATGCAATGTGTTACAAGCACAGGCAGACTGTCATCTAGGAATCCTAACTTCCAGAACATGCCTAGAGGTAAAACATTTCCAGTGCGTAGAGCAGTTGTTTCTAGGTTTGATGGTGGTAAGATTCTTGAAGGGGATTACGCACAACTAGAATATAGGGTAGCAGGGTTCTTAAGTAAAGATGAGCATGTATACGAAAATGTCAAGGGCGGTGTTGATGTACACAACTTGACTGCTACGATTATAACTGGTAAAGATAAAGAAGATATTACGTCAGAAGAAAGACAAAATGCAAAGGCACATACTTTTGCACCGTTGTATGGTGCTACTGGTATAGGTCTGCCTGAACATGTACACAGATACTATTATCAATTTACAGAAGTGTATCCTGGAATTGGTGAGTGGCATGATAGGTTAGCTCAAGAGGCTTTGAAGTATAAAGTTGTGAGTCTACCTTCTGGTAGGGAATACAGATTTCCCTATGTAAAGAGAACAGCTAGAGGCATTACACATGGGACTAGCGTAAAGAATTATCCTGTACAGGGGTTTGCGACAGCAGATTTACTTCCGTCTGCTCTAGTGCTTACCTTCGAGGAGTTTAAGAAAAAGAAACTTAAATCCTTGCTTTGTAATACAGTACATGATAGTATAGTGGTGGATGTACATCCTGATGAAGAGGATCAAGTAATTGAGACTGTCAAAGAATGTATGCTCTCCATCCCTCAGCAAGCCAAGAGAAGATGGGGCATTGAGTATGATATGCCTGTAGGCATTGAGATTAAAATCGGAAGCAACTGGCTAGATACTAAAGAAATTTTTTCTAATTAATGCTTGCAATTAATTTAGTTCTAGTATACAATAATAAGATTGTGCAACTCATAAGGAGTAATATATGACACAACTAGCGACTATCGAGAATACAGACCTCGTAATTCCAGATAATCTGGATAAATTGTCTGTAGATGAACTAGCAAATCTACTTGGTCAAAGGGATGGGATGGAGTCTCAGTCCTCTGGCGATTCGTTTGCTAGATTGTCAATTAACCACTCACCAGAAGATGATGCAGGTAACACATTACCTAGAGGTCACTTCGCATTATATAATCCAAACACCAAAGAAAAAGTTTTTGGTAAAGATGTGACTTTAAGAGTTTTCGTGAGAAGGTTTATGTACAGCCTATGGGACAATGAGCAGGGTGCATACTCTGTTCGTAGTACTCAGCAAGCTAAACTTAATGATGTCTTCCCAGATAACGAAGGCGGATATAAGTGTGGTAAACTAACTCGTAAAGAAATAGAAGAGTTAGGTGCTGATTCTCCAGAAGCTGCTGCATCTGCTATGGTTAAATGTAATCAAGTACTATACGGATTAGTATCTATTGCTGATGGTAAAACTGCAACAGGTGAAGATGCTCCTGTAACAGATGTGCCAGTAGTATTCTATGCTAAGGGGGCAAGCTTTACTCCTATATCTCAATTCTTTAAAGATGTAGATAGTAAAAACCTACTTACTTGGAATGTTGTAGCAAAGATGAAATCTGTACGTCATAAGAATGGTGCGACTATCTATTATTCTAGTGACATGTCTATATCTGATACAGTGGATTTCTCGAAAGAAGACAAAGAACTTTTAAAGAGCTTTGCTGATTCGATTAATTCCTATAATCTCCGTGTATCAGGTGAGCACACTGAAGCTCAAAGTGGCTTAGGTGTGGAAGATGCTATCGACCTTGCTGCTGTCGAGGCATAAATGAACTCTATTCAAATACTCATACAAGATTATTTGAAGAGAGGGATCAAGGGGGAGGCAGAAATGCCTTCCTCTCTGGTTCAAGAGTTTAAAGATTCTTGTGGTCAAGCACTAGAAAAACAATTTTCTAGAGAACCAAGAGAACATAAACTACGTTTGTCTGCATTAGGCAAACCTCTATGTCAACAACAATCAGAAAAGCTAGGCATTGAACAGGAGTTTAGTTACAATGCAATTATGCGTTTCTTACTAGGAGACTTAGTAGAAGCTGCTTTAGTAGCAGTTATGAAAGCATCTGGAATAGATGTGCAAGATGAACAAAAGAAAACAAAAATTAATTTAGATGATACAGATATAAATGGCACCTTAGATATTATAATAGATGATAAGGTATATGATATTAAATCTGCCAGTCCCTATGCTTTCCAGAATAAGTTTGGAAAGTTCGGTGGCTACTCTAAGGTAAAAGAAGATGATCCTTTTGGGTACGTAGTCCAAGGTTATGCTTACGCTGAAGGTGTAAACAAGCCATTTGGAGGGTGGATCGTTGTAGATAAATCGTCAGGTGAGGTCACGGTTTGTGAAGCTCCAGACATTCAAGAGCAAGAAAAGAAAGATGCCTTAGAGTCAGCCACTGTTAATGTACGTAAGCTAAAGAAAACAAAACGAGTAGAAAAACAATTTAAGCCTATAGATGAGATAGATAAAGGTGAGCCTAATGGTAACAAGCTTTTACCTAGAGAGTGTGGTTTCTGTGGGTTTAGGCATAACTGTTGGTCTAAAGCAAAATACATACCTAAGCAAACATCTAGGGCAAAGAATCCTCCGTATGCATGGTACACTAAGGTAGTTACAGATGCCCATTCTTAAAACTTACAATCTTTCTGTAGCAGACTTTACAGAAAATAAAAATGTACATTATCTATATCCTGATAACTGGAGTCACCAGAAAGGGTCAGACATAGTGAAGATGCTTAGGGATAGTGATTTTGGTGTACCTCTGTATGTAGGCTTATCTCCTATAAAACCTTTTGATGAAACAAGAGGTATGAATGAACTGGATCAGAGTTTAGAAAAGGTACGTAACATTCTTTTACAGAAAGGTATAGTTATAGTTTTAATAAATGAGTTTTATGAAGCTATAGACTATGATAACGGTGAGCCTTACGAAAAAGAAATAATAGATAATGTGTTAGAATTACTAGATATAGGATGCCCTAAAGATGTTGAAATTACCGTATAGATCAAAGTTTGAAATAAGAATCGCTGCAGACTTAGGTAAGAAAAAGATAGAGTTTGATTACGAACCTAAAACTTTTACATATGTACCAAAGATAAGATCATATACTCCTGACTTTTATATAAAAGAAAAAGACTTTTACATAGAGGCTAAGGGTAGGCTTACAACAAATGATAGAGTAAAGCATCTTATGATAAAAGAACAATGGCAAGACTTAGATGTAAGGTTTATATTTGTACAGGCAGATAATAAAATATTAAAAGGTTCAAAAACTACATATGCAGATTGGTGTGATAGGCATGGTTTTCTTTGGGCACAAGGAACTATACCTAAGGAGTGGATGGATGACTGATGAAATGAGTATTACGTTTGAAGATGATGATAGAGTAAAAAAATTTGTAGATGCACTTGATTTAAAAGAAGGTTATCTATATATTGTATTAAAACCAGAAGATAATGGTTTTGAAATACTAGGTGCAGATAAACTTCCAGGCGATGTTGCAGAAGGTGCTGCAACTAAGATGTACATATTATTTTCAGGTCTTATGAGTTTAGCTACAGAACAACAAGACTTAGTTATGGAAGCAGGTAATTATGCTATACACAGAGAGTTAGATAGAAAAAGAAAAAAAGAAGCAGAAAGTAAAGGAGAAAATGTAATTGCTTTTCCGAGGAAAGAGGATGTTTAAATACAACGAAAAGAATTTAATTAAACAAATTCTAGTGTACATAATAAACACCTACACACAGCATTATTCTAAAAATAATCTGCAGGCTACTGAGGTAATTATAGACTCAGGGTACGGTAAAGGTTTTTGTATTGGTAATGTGCTTAAGTATGCACAACGATATGGAAAGAAAGGAAGTCACGAAGATCAAAGAAAAGACTTGCTTAAATTAATACATTATGCTATTATAGCATTGTTTATTCACGATGAAGAAGGAGTTAGTGATGAGTAAAGAAGAAGTAAAAAAAGAAAGAGCACGTAAGGAGGATGGCACATTTCAAGCTGATGACCCTAATACACCAGACCAGAATGAAGCTTTTAAACCTGTAAGGTTCTATCTTATGCAAGACCAATTAGCTAACACTATCTTACAGAAGTTAGCAACCTTACCCTACGGTGAAGTAAGTGAAATGCTTAATAGTCTTCGAGCTATGCAACATGTCTTAGTTGACCCAACCACAAGAAAAGTATTGGATCAGTCCGTTGCAAAACCAAAAGAAGAATAGAGCTATACTTGCACAGTTAACTGTAGAGTTAAGTCAAGACGGTAAAGTGTATCTAGAGAATCAAACTCTTGATCCTAAGCTTTTTAGACAGGCAATGGATGAATGGAATGATACTTATGAAGGTACACTAACCCTAACTAACCTTTTATACGGTTTAAAACGTGAAATAGAGCTTTTACAAGATAAAATCCCTACATTTTTGAAGTAATCCTCTGTAAAGCCCATAGAAGCTTATACAGCAAAAGTTGCTGTTTTTAGATGTCTACTATTCAGGAGGTGTTAAAAGGGTCTTAGAAACGATTCTGAGGGACTTTTTTTTACAGAACCTGTGATAAACAGATAATTATTACTAAATATGATGCTACGTGCACAATGTCTTCCATA